CGCATTCTCAGCGCCGTTGGTTTAAACATCAAGATTTGTTTAAGGCTTAACGTTTTTCTCTACCTACTGTAGGTTTAATGTCTTTGCCGGCTTTTACGAACGGTGATTGCAAGTCATGCTTAGATGCTGCTGGCTTACGTTCACCTTTAAGTACTTTACCGTTCTGGTCAACTAACACTACATCTTTGTTACCTAGTGCACCGATGCCTCGTGATAACACAGCGCCAAGGACACGAACGCCTGGGATACCTACACCAGAATCTTCGGAACCACGTTTACTGTCGTTGCGAATCAACCATACCATTAAATGACTAGGTGGAATATCTTCCTTCTTAGTTATCACATAATCGCATTGAATCGTTACGTTGTTACCGTTCGTAGTAAAGTGCTCATCTTTGAATGTTTGGATAGCAACGCCGCCCTTTGACAGTAAATCGCTACCGAAAATTGCATTCATTGCATCTTCTTCTGAGGGCTCTACTACTACTTCTTTACTTAATTTAAAGATAGTGGAACCATTTTTCTTAGTACCGATAGGAACCAAATCAACTACGCCTTGTTTTACTAGGTTCTTGATGATTACGCCTGCACGAGGTCCGAACAATGAATCACCTGATTCCCATGTATCAGCATTGATTTGCTTTAGACTAATAGGCAATGAACCCTTCGAACTAGACAGTACTAAGTCAGCCTTTTGTCTATCAGCAACAGTCATACTTGCGTCTTTCACATCAGTACAGTTCTTAATTGAAATCTTCTTACCAGTAGGATCAGCAAACGTTACGTTGATTTTACCATATTCCATGATAAGGATCTGCAACATAGAACGAAGATTTTCTTCATTCTTTTTGCCGCCTGAGCCGCCGCCTTTGCCCTTAGCATCTTTTACTAAAACTTTGATAGGAGCACCGTCACCAAAATGAATTTCACCGACTTTGCCGGGGATACCAACAATGCTAGGCTTAGATTTGGGCGCACCCTTTTTAAGTACCTGCAAGATAGTGTTCAATGTATCGATTCTGGTTTCTATTGTTTTTTCACCTTCTGGAATTTCAATTAGCACTTGAAGTTCATTCTTTGATTTCCAAAGTAAAGCGTCAGGACCATTGAATCCTGCTTGCTTTAGCAAACCTTCAATTGTGTCTCTGTCAATCAGATTGTCCTGTAAAGGGGTACCTGCTTGTAGTTTTGGTTTTTGGGCAACTGCTTCAACCAAAGTAGTTGCAAATTCGTAGTGTCTCATGTACAATCTCTCATGTAGTTAATGAAGTGATAATTATATCACCGATTTAGTATTTATCGCAAATTATTTTTAACAAAGGCAAAAAAAATGAGTTTAGTCCCTATCGTAGTCGAATCAACAGCTAAAGGTGAGCGTAGCTATGACATTTACAGTCGCTTGATGCGTGACCGTGTTATCTTGCTTGAGGGCGAAGTACATGACCAAATGGCAAACTTGATTGTTGCCCAACTATTGTTCTTGGAGTCAGAAGATGCTACGAAGGATATTTCGATGTACATTAACAGTCCTGGAGGAAGCGTCACCGCAGGGATGGCTATCTATGACTGTATGCAATTTATTGCTCCGGACGTGCAAACGATTGTTATGGGTCAGGCTTGTTCTATGGGCTCTTTACTTGCCCAGGCAGGAGCGCCAGGTAAGCGTTTTATGTTACCTAATGCCCGACACATGATTCATCAGCCCTCTGGCGGCGCACGTGGTATGCAGTCTGATATTGAAATCAGTTACAAAGAAATCACCTACTTGAAAAAGCGTTTGACTGAAATTTACGTTGAACACAACAGCAAGGGCAAGACCTACGCAGAGTTTGAGAAAGACATGGATCGTGACACATTCATGTCAGCGCAACAAGCGTTGGAATATGGTCTAATTGACGAAGTTGTAACTAAGCGTAAGAAGTAATACTTTTAGTTCTCAAAAAGCCCCTTAACTGGGGCTTTTTTTCGGTTGACAATTAATCGTTTTGGATGTATAATAGATACTTAGACAGCAACGAAGGAGAAATCATGTCTTATATTGTTTTCCAGAGAAATCATACCTTCGAAGCCCGCGACGGCCTTGAGGGTCCGTTCACTTATCCCTCAGGTAAAGTTTTGTATTACGATCCTGTAGAGGGAAAGTACTACGATCCTACTACCGACTTCTACTTGAGCCACAGTGAAGCAGAAATCCACTTGAATGAGATTTTTAATATCCTTCGGGCGGCTTGACAAATAACCAGTTTGGTTGTATAATATGCACAATGTCAACAAAGAGGTATCTATGAAAAAGTTTCTAGTCGCAGTAATGTTTGGTTTGATGGCAATCGCCGCACAAGCCGAAGCAACGTTTGAGCAAATCGAAGGTCTCATTCAACAAAAGAACTATGCCGCAGCCGCATCAGGTCTTGAGGTGATTATTCAGAATCATCCAAAGAGTTCCAAAGCATTCTACGCAATGGCGCAAGCACAAGCAGGTCTAGGCAATCTAGAAAAAGCAAACAAAGCCCTGACAATCGCAACAGGTCTTAACCCAACACTTGACTTTGCTCCTGAAGGTTCAGTGCAAAAGCTGAAACAAGCAATTACCCCGCAGACTGCAAAGATTGAATCCATTGAGGAAAGTCATACTGTACGCAACATTATCTTGGTACTGTTTGTGTTTGCAGTTGGTGGCATTATCTATACCGTGTATCGTAAGAATAAAGAAGCTGACGAAAAATACGAAGCCGAAATCAAAGCAATCGAGGAAAAAGCACGTGCAGACCGTGAAGCTGAACGTAAGCGTCAACACATGGAAATGCTTGCTCAACAAGATGCCGAACGCAAAGCTGAATTGGCTGCTGAGGCTGCGTTGAAAGCACACAAGAATTATGGTCACGAACGTTTCGACCCAGCTAATCCTGACAAGTTGAAAACTGTCAAGCAGTTTAAAGCAGAACAGGCAGAAGCTGCCGAAAAGCAACGACTCTTTTTCGAAGCGGCAGAACTACGTGAAGCACGTGCCCGAGCAGACGCCGCAGAAGCAACAGCACGTATGTATCGTACATCGGCAAACACTTTCAGTCAGCCAGCCCCGACTGTTGTGCATACTAACTCAAGTGGCACTGATATGTTGACTGGTGTATTGATTGGTAACATGTTGAGTGGTTCACATCACGATACTACCCGAGTTGTGGAACGTGAAGTGATTCGTGAAGTGCCCGCAAGTTCTAGTTCACGTTCTAGCTCATGGGATGATGCACCAAGCACACCATCACGTAGTTCAAGCTGGGATGACACGCCAAGCAAGTCCTCAAGCTCAAGCTGGGATAGTGGCTCTAGTTCTTCTAGCTCGTCAAGCTGGGATAGTGGTTCAAGTTCATCAAGCTCTAGCGATTCAAGCTCTAGCTCAAGCTGGGATTAACTATGATAGTTATCGAAATTCTGTTAGTTCTAGGTATACTTAGCCTTCTAGCACTAGCTATCTATGTTGGTTACAAGATAGGCAAAAAGTAGTACTAAAGTACTATAAAATAAGCTCCGAAAGGGGCTTATTTTTCGGTTGACAATTAATCATTTTGGTTGTATAATAGATGCATAGACAGTAAGAAAAGGACACAAAATGTTTAATGCAAAGCAAATCAAGTTGATGAACATCTTAGGTATCGTGAGCGACACAGACCGTGAAATTTGCTATGAGGGTTACTGTGAAGTCGCTTGTGAAATGTCCGCAGAAGGTATGAATGTAGGTACATTCGCTACTTGGTTAGAACACAAAATCCGTGTTGCAGAGTACATCGCCAAGCGTAATGCCGAAAAGTCACTGAAACAAATGGCTTGACAAATAATCATTTTGGGTATATAATAGAATCTTAAACAGTCAAAAGGAAGTCAAAATGTCAACACGTTCAGCAATCGGTATCATGCATGGTAACAACTGCAAAGCTATCTACTCACATTCAGATGGTTATCTGTCTTACGTGGGCAAAGTGTTGCTTGAGCATTATGACAGCACCAAAGCTAACATGCTGGTCGCTATGGGCGATATGTCTATGTTGGGCAAAGAGATTGGTGAGAAGATTGACTTCAACGACCGCATGGTCTATGATACTGACAACATTGCAAAGCAATGCCGTTTCTACAAGCGTGACCGTGACGAGACCGGTGTCGAGTTCAAAACATTCTTCAACGACCAAGAGTTGTTCGCAGGTATTGACGCAGAATATTTCTATGTGATGAAGGACAACGTGTGGTACGTTTCTGAAGGTGCTGAGTGGAAAGTTTTGTCAGAAGCACTTGCAGAAGAAATGGCTAAGGAAACTGCATGAGAAAAGTTTGGTATTGTGTCCTCTCATTCTTGATTGCCAACTTGCTTGTTGAATCTTGGAAGGACGTGAGTGACTATGAACACGCAATTAGCTTAACGTGGTCACAAATGTGGGCGCTTGTCATCTATTACTTTATCTGGGAAGAAGAATGAAATACTTTGAAGAGGTCACTGATTGGGGTTCTGACACTGCACAGAATCACATTTATTACTTGAAGGATGACAAGACCACTATGGTCGGGTACATCAAGAAAGGTACTAAAGACCTATTCAAGTTCAAACAACCAATCACATTCTACCCTAAAGGTCGCAAGTTTGTTGAATTGAAAAAGAAAGGTGAGCCTGATTCAGTGTACTTCACTAAGTCAGAATCATTCGTTCCAAAAGCTGCTATCGTTGTTCAAGGTTCAAATGGTAAGGAGTATCATATCACAAAGATTGGTAGTAAATACTCTTGCACGTGTCCTGGATTCGCATTTCGTCACACGTGTAAGCACGTAACGGAATTAAAATGATTGAACTAATAAGAGCATTTACAGGATTTAGCAGAGCAGAAGGCAGAGTAAAGATAACTGAGGCAGGTGTCTATCGTTGTACTCTATGTGAAACTATCAAACCCACAAAACAAGAAATTTTAAAGCATGAATGCGAAGCAAAGACGACAACTAGACCGAAAAACTAAGTACAAAGTTACACTGACCCGAGGGGCAGATGAATCTTGGGTAACTTATGATTTTCGATCCGACGATGCAGTTGAGTGGGTTAAGAAAAACGCCAAAGGTGAGTATATGATTAAAAACCGTTTCGCAGAGGCAACGTTTCAGTTTCAAAAAGAAAGTGATGCAGTCATCTTTGGATTAAAATGGATATGAAAGCATTTGTTGATATTGAATCCGGTGGGTTTAAACCCGGAGAGGTCATTGTAATGATGGCTAGACAAACTGGTAAGAGTACATTCATACAACAACTAGTCGAAGAAGAAGCCAAGAAAACTATATTCTCTGCGGTGAGTAGCGGATTGGTTGACGGAGAAAAGTGGTATACTGTTAGGACAAGTAGTCCTATAATTTCTAAATGGATCAGAAGTCAGGATAGAAACTTGTATGTTGAAACGACTGCAAACTATCCCAATTATTTTGACGTACATGAAAAACTGTACGTAATGCTGGAGTTAAAATACAAATGAAAATCGCACTGTGCAGTGACCTGCACTTAGAATTCAAAGACATTGAACTGTTCAACACCGAAGGTGCTGAGGTGTTAATCCTGTCTGGCGACATTATGGTTGCCGATAGCTTGCACAATCACGAGCCACCTACTGTGACTAGTCCATACGAGCCTTATCAAAAGCTAGGGCATAATGCATTGATGGCTCAACGCTATCGTGCTTTCATGGAACGTGTGAGCAAAGAGTTCCCTCACGTTGTTTACGTTGCTGGCAATCACGAGTTCTATCACGGCAAGTGGGTAGGCTCTATCCAAGACCTGCGTAATGAGGCTGCACGATATCCTAACGTGTACTACTTAGAGCGTGATATGAAAGTTATCAATGACGTAACCTTCGTTGGTGCAACATTGTGGACTGACTGCAATAAGGGTGACCCTTTGACACTTCACGCATTGACTGACATGATGAACGACTTTCGTATCATTCGTAATGATGAAAAGGGTTACACTAAGTTGCGTCCGGCGCATACGGCGTGGCGCCATCAACAAACTTTGGGCTACTTTAAAAACGTATTAACCGATTTGAAAGAAAACAAAGTTGTGGTTGTTGGTCACCATGCACCAAGCAGGTTGAGCATCCATGAACGTTATCAGAATCCTGTACATTCATTAATGAATGGTGGGTATCACAGTGACTTGAGCGAGTTCATTCTTGACCATCCTCAAATCAAGTTGTGGACTCATGGTCACATGCACGACCCATTTGATTATACAATTGGTGAGACCCGAATCGTATGTAACCCTCGTGGTTACGGTGGTCACGATCCTCAGGCAGATGTGTTCAAGCTACAGTTTCTGGACATTTAAAATGAAACAAGGTATCCAATTCTTCTTGCATAAGAAGAAAGAATATCGTATAATGTATGTACGTTCAGTGAACGAAACATTAAGGAAATTTAAAATGACAACATTAACAAAAAGCGAACGCCTAGTAGAGGCATTGAAGACAGGTGAAAAATTGACAGCGGCTCAAATCAAAGCACGTTTCGGTATTGCTAATCCAACAGCAACCGTTAGCTCTTTGCGTTTGAACGGTGGTTATAGCATTTACGGTAATCCAGCAAAAGACTCTAAGGGTCGTGCAGTTACCAAGTACCGTCTAGGTACTCCAAGCCGCGCAGTTGTTGCCGCAGGCTATCGTGCATTGGCACAAAAGGCTTAATCAAGTCTTGACTAGTAAAAAGGGCAATTCGTTGCCCTTTTTCTCTTTCAAAATAATCAAAATGGTGTTATAATATACACATATTAAGGAGCATTGAATGAGTTGGTTTCACAATCTTATGGTAAAGTTGAATCGTTATAAACTTGTACCAGACCGCACAACTGGCGAAGATTATCTACATCGCTATTATCTCTTTCTCAAAGACCGTACCAAGTTTCCATTCAATCTAACCTTACACAAGATTGTTAAGAGTGATGAACCTGTTATGCACGACCATCCCTGGGCGTACACGACTATCATTCTCAAAGGTGGTTACTGGGAACACACCCCTGTGTTCAATAACGAAGGCAAACAATTCGCAGAGTTTACGGTCTGGCGAGGTCCCGGCTCTGTTATCAAACGCAAAGCAAATGAGTTTCACTGGCTTGAACTAGACGAGTCAGTTGGACCTGCTACTACTCTATTCTTCATGGGTAAACAGAAACGTGATTGGGGTTTCTTAAAAGGTAACAAATGGTTTCAGTGGCAAGACTACTTGAAACGTAAACACAAAGGTGAATTCAATGTCTGACCGTTTCGATTTAGAGCAACAGATTCTAAAATGCTGGAACATCACTGAGGAAATTCAATTACTCAATGAACAAGTTTTAGAGAATGACGAATTGACTAAGGATCAAATTTCAAACTACTTGCTAGGATTACATACAATCTATGAAATGAAGTTTGACAAACTATTCAACCAATTTGAAACTATGGTAAGAGAGAAAAAGATTACATGAACGAAGAACTACGTGAGATTCTAATCATTCTCCAAGAAGAATGTAACGAAGTTGCAAAAGAGATTTGCAAGATTATGCGATATGGTCCCGACCAAATTAAGCCGGGTACTGAGCTAACTAACATTCAACACTTAGAGACTGAGTTGGGAGACTTGGGAGCTATGATTGAACTACTGCAAGACCAGAACGTGGGTGTTACACGAATGGGTATGCTTGATGCGAAAGCAAAGAAGTTTGAAAAACTTAAACAATGGTCTAACTTAACTATCAATAAATAAAATCATGGAACTCTTAATTCTTTTCGCAATCGTTGTTGTTGCTTTTCAAGCAGGCAAACACTATGGCTATTACAAAATCGTCAAACTTATGAAAGAGGTTGCAGAGGAACAAGGATTAGACCTTGAACGAGAACTTGGTATCATACAAGTGCGTGAAGAAGAAAAGAACAAAGCCGACACAGTTCACAAACTTCAAGTTGAACAGCATGGCGAAATGTTGTACTTGTTCGATAAAGAATCTGATAACTTTATTTGTCAAGGTTCAAGTGTCCAGGAGTTGTGTGACTTGGCTAAGAAGCATAAGAACGTAAATCTTGCCGCAGTACTACACGGTGACAAAGTGTTTGCATTTAAAGATGGTATCTCAACCGAAGTAAAAGCATGAAAGTAAACATCGGGAAGTATCCCCGTAAAGGGCATCAAAAAGTAAAAGTTGAGATTGAACGCCATGATACCTGGAACATGGCTGAATCACTGGCATTGATTATCTACCCAATGCTTCTTAAACTCAAAGCAGAAAAGCACGGCGTGCCCGGCGACTTTACAGATGTGGGCGGAGAGGAATATAGTGACCAAAAGAGTTTTGAATTCTATGAAGAATCACAAGACTGGGCGTTTAACGAAAAGTGCAAAGGCTGGGATGATGCACTTGACAAGATGATTTGGTCATTCAGTCAATTACTTGATGACGAGTGGGAGCAAAAGTATCATCACGGTAAACACGAGACTGAATGGGTTGAATGTGATGACCTCATGAAGAATCCATTGACAGGTAAGATGGAAAAGATGTGGCAGATGAAGGATAAGAACCCAGGTGGACATTGGTATGACCACGAAGGGCACATGCTACATGAAGCACGAATTCAAGAAGGTCTTGAATTGTTTGGTAAGTACTATCGCAACTTGTGGGATTAATATGAATCACTTTCACCAACAAACTATGAATGCGATGGCTGGCATGTTATCAAAAGCAAAGAAGACAATAACGCCTGAACAATACGAAGAATTCAAGCATGAACTAGTGTTTGAAAAACTAAAAGGTAAAACGTTAGGTGAAGCCTTTTGTGAAAAATTTGACATTAACGATTACATGCTAAGTAATATTAAAGATGATAGAGAAGCAACATTCCTTATCGAGAATCTAGGTTACATAAAGTGAAACAAAAATTTATAGACTACTACATGGATGTAGCAGAGCGTACTGGTAAACTTAGTTACGCTATTCGTAGACAAGTTGGAGCAGTCATTGTCAAAGACAATCGTATTCTCTCATATGGCTACAACGGTATGCCCACAGGATGGGACAACGTGTGCGAAAATAAAGAGTACGTAAAAGGTGATGCTGGATACTTTATGAATCCAGACGAGATTGAAGAAAAGTGGCCCTTTGTTGAATACGACAAAACTGTTGAAAGCAATCGCCGCTTTCGATTAGTCACTAAGGATGAAGTACTTCACGCAGAAAGTAACGCAATCGCTAAAGTGTCCGGTTCTACTGAATCAAGTGAAGATGCTACATTATTCGTAACAACTGCTCCTTGCATTCATTGTGCTAAGATGATTTTTCAATCTGGCATCAAGTCGGTGTTCTACAAAGAAGAATACCGCGATACCGCAGGTATCGACTTTCTATCTAAAGGTGGTGTCGATGTTACAAGATACGTGGCACAAAGTTGAAATTGAATTGTCGTACGGTGAACTTACCCCATTGTTACATTGGGTAGAAGATAACTGTACAAATAATTGGAACTATGATATACTAGAGTCAGCAGGAAGAGAAGCAGGTATCTACCGATTCTTTTTCAAGGAAGATAAAGACGCAGTAGCATTCACACTTTGGAAAACATGACCACTTATCAATTTCAGCGAGAATCAGATGACTTCAAAGACATTCTCGAAGACACGACCATCAAAAGTAAAATCGTAACAAAGATTAGTTGGAAAGGTCATATACTGATTCAACTGGATGATTACGAACAGAAGTTAGATAGTTATATCATTCTCAAGTACGGGGATGATTTGCGAACTAACCTAGTGCCTGATAGAGCACCAGAACCCTTCAAAGACTATCAACCCAAGGAACCAAAATGGCTGAAATAATTTTACTCACACTTGCATTGCTTCAAATTAAGCATTGGTATATCGACTTTGTTAACCAGTCAAACATCGAAGTAGCAAGCAAAGGCATTTACGGAGACTTCTACGGTATCATGCACAGTCTAAAGCACGGTGTAGCTACTGCTCTTGTGATTCTAGCTATCGTGACACCTGAGTATCTACTATTTGCAATTATCTGCGGTGTGATTGACTTTATTGTTCACTATCACATTGACTGGCTCAAAATGAATTACGGGAATCGTGATATCACAACTCCCGCTTTTTGGAATCATCTTGGTCTAGACCAAATGGCTCATCAACTTACATATTTGTTGATTGTTTACATGATGACTTAAATCATCTTTTTCTTAGCATAGTCAATAACCTTAAGTTGTTGACCGACCCCAATGATGCAACTGTAATCTTTGTTTGTAGCAACGATTGTCCAAGTTTCTTCAACGGGGTTCATCCATATAGTCATTAGACTTTTAGCTTCATCGTCTACTTTTCCTGTAACTACAGGCATCTCTTTGTATTTGTCACGTAAATCTTTTACGATTAATTTAGTGTCTGCACAGTACATGTCACGGGTGACAACTTCTCCTGCGAATGCGTTAAGGGTTAGGCAAAGTGCAAGTATTGCTCTCATACCATTTAGTTTCATTATATTCACAAGATGCTCTTTCTACTGCGTATAAAATCATTGAGGCAACGACTATAAGTAAAATTAAAGCCACACGCAATACTGCCCATATTTCCATCATCAGTAAAACAGCATCAACAAACAAGTCAAGTAGATTCTGAGGATGGATTCTTTTTGTTATTTTCTTTATCCACTCCATACACTCCCTAGAGCAATGGCGCACTATATTTATGCGTCACTGTAAAGTACTTATCTTTTGTCTAGGTTGTTTATAGATAGCTATAATTAAAAAAGCCCCTTGCGGGGCTTTTTACATTTGCTCTAAGAACTTGTGTACTTGTGAATCTGCTTCTTCCTGAGACTCTGCATATACTTTGAAATATGCCTTGTTGTCTTTGATGACTGCATCAAACGGAAACTTCCCAGAAAAATTCATTTCTGCCGGTACATCGATTTCAACTGTGAACTGTTTCAAATTTTTAATTCGTTTGAACAATGCATTCATGTCAGTACTCATTGTATCCCCTTAGAACCAGAGCCAAATACCTTGGCTCAGTAAGATGATACCAATCACGGCGACAACTTCACTGACTTTGTACATTGTGTTGTTAACAGCAATGATAGATGCTGACAATAGAACAATCGCTAATTGGAATGCCATTGAAGCGAACGTTAGCCATGGGCTATGTCTAGCTGCTTGGTCACGTGCTGCTTCAAACGCTTGAGCTTTTGCTAGTAACTCTTTCTTGCCTTCGCCTGACTTTGGGTCACTTTCGTAACGTTCAATCTTTGCTTCTAGCTTTTCTACACGAGCTTTGTCACCTTTAGATTTTGCATCTTCTAGTTGCCCTTCAGCAATTGAGCCTTTGATACTCTTTGCTTGGAAGAAAGCGTATGTGTCAGTTGCCTTCAACATATTCTTCATTACTGCACCAGAGTGCTGGTTAGCAAAGTATGTAGTTACTGCCATGAACAATGCCATGATAACGATAACTAATCCTGCTTTGTCTTTGATTTGTGCTTCACGTTCAGAACGTGTGAGTGGTTTTGGTTGTTGTGCTGCTTCAGCCATATTTTTCTCCTATGCTATATTTAGTGTCCCTTGAGCCACCGCATCAAGAAATAAAACACGCACATGACTGCTACCCAAATTGTAAATAAAAAGGAATTCACCAGCAACGCTGATATAATAATGCCCTGATTCAACATCCACCACCATAGATACTCATACTGTTCTTTTATTTCTGTAAATATCTTCATCTTATCTTCCTACATACTTCTTAGGCAATGCCTCAAGTCTACGCTGTTCTTCTGTCTTTGGCTTCCACTCAGTTCCATACTGAGGGTATTTTGCAATTCTATCTTCGACTACTATCGCAAACGTTAAACCTATACCGGCAGCAACTAATATTGCGCCCACGCCCCACGCCGCCTCTATCCAAAGCATCTCGATTCTTTTCTTGATTCTGCGGTTTCTTGCTGCCTCATTCTGCATTTTCTGCTTGATTAGTGTGCGTTGAGTCTCGCCCATCTTACCCATCATTGCTTCTACTTCGGAATATAATGCACCAAGTTCAGGGGGACTTTGATAGACCATTAACTCACGCAAATCTACTGACATTTGCTCCAATTGCTTACGCATTAGAACACGTTGTAATGCACGTTTACCTAGTGATGCATCACCTGTATAAACTTCTGTCTCAGCACGGTGTTCTTCTTCTTCCATGATAGCTAAACACTTGTGAAAGTTATCGTAGTACGCACCTAAATGTTCACCGATTTCTCTGTAGATGCCGTCGTGTGCACCTTCATTGGCTTTTTTGTTTAACTCAACAACTTCATTCTTTTGCTTAATGAAGCTATTCTTCTGCTCTACAGTGGCAGGTTTCTCGGGAGGATGCAACTTCTTAAATTGCTCATCCATGTCTTTAAGGACGTCCTTGACCTCACCGGCCGCGCCCTTAATATCTTTGTACAGTTTACAGCCTGCCTTGACTGCGCTAACTGCACCGTTAGCTAAAGCAAATAGCGTTAACGGATCCACTTTGACTCCCTGTTATTATAATTATGGTAAATCTTATTATTATTTAGCGAAAAACGGTAAACAAAAGTATAGCTATTCTTAGCGAAAAGTAGTATAATTACACTTATGAACGAAAATAATTTACAAATGCCCCATCTATATTTGGATATGGACGGTGTTCAAGCTGACTTCTTTAGAGCTTGGGCAGAATCGCATGGTGTTTCGCACTATAAAGAGATTCCGCACCCGGAAGATGCTATCAATGAACTTGCTTCTAGTAGTCCAGAAAAGGTATATCAATTCTTTAGAGAGTTGAAACCGTTAGCAGGTGGTCAAGAAATCATCCATTGGCTACGTAAGAATAATGTCCCGTTTACTGTGTTATCGGCTCCATTGAGGGGAGAGTACAAGGATTCAAGTAAGCAAGCTAAACGTGATTGGCTAGACGAGCATAATCCGGGCACTAGCGAAACAGCTATCTTCACTAGTAAGAAGTTTCAATATGCGATGCAAGATGGGCGTCCAAATGTATTAGTAGATGACTTTAACTATTATCTACAAGCATGGACCGATGCAGGTGGTATTGCAGTTAAACATAGTGAAGAATCCACAGCATATACCATTATGCAGTTGGAAAAAATATATAAACCTTATCTGTCATAAGTATATAATGACCACAGAAAATACACGGTTTGAAGTTACTACGCAAGAGGATCCTGAAACAGGTGATTTGCTTGTTCCCATGCCACCGGAACTATTGAAAGCATTAGACTGGAAAGAGGGTGATGAACTTCAATTAGACTTTGATGATAAGAATCGACTTATCATAAGGAAAGTTTAATGGCAGTTACATATAACCCAATCACCTCTTCACCCACATACACAGTCTCAACTGGCTCCGGTGGTGTTTCTGGTGCATATCTTGTTTCCAACGGTTCAGGTACTAATACTTGGGCAACTACATCTATAACTGGACAAACAGACTTAAAACCCAACTCATTAGAAGTTTACGGTAACGCAGAATTCAAAGGTGACTTAACACTTCAGGGCAAAAGTCTCAAGGACTCACTAGATAAAATCGAAGAACGACTAGCTATCTTACACCCAAACGAAGAACTAGAAGAAAAATGGGAAAACTTGCGTGGCTTGCGTAAGTTATACATGGAACTCGAAGCCGAGATTATTGAGAAAGAGAAGATGTGGAGTATACTGAAAAAGTAGTACTTGACAATAACTCTATAATCCGCTATAATTGACTATAATCAACTATGAATCAAGTCCTATGACCATGCATCTTCATCACCCATCACTGTCAATGGGTGGCAAACGCAAAGGTAAAGTTAAATTTCGCAATGCAGACGAGGCTCGCAAAGCCCGTGAGCTTGACGCATCCTGGAAAGAATTGCAGAAAAAGTGGGAAGTAGAAGCCGAAGACAAAAAGCGCAAACGTGCTATGAAGGCTGAGACTCTTACATATAAACTCAGTGCCCCTGTAGGTCGCACTACATCCAATCATATCCCAAGTCGTGTAACAGAAGGTCATTCAACTGCTCCTGTACACCGTGAGTATACCGGCGACAAGATTATCGGTATCGCTACTCTACACAAATCAAACGCAGTTCCTGTATTCTCACAAGACGAAGCTGTGGAAATCTCTAGGATGCGCCGTGGATAATGGTATATATTACTGCGAAATTGCAGGGGATTATACCCCTGAATTTGCTAAGGGTGTGACTAGCATACCCTATAGACGAGAGTACCATACAAAAATATTACGTTGTATCTCATACAGTGATAGAGTATGGATACAAGGCCCTAGGGGCGGAGTAAAGATAGTTAAAAATAGACGAGACATGACGAACGTGTATGGTTATGTTACCAAGAACGAAAAACTAATGAAAGAGTTTATGTGGGTCAAACTAAAAGCCCAGACTCTTGCACATTACAATTAAGGAGAAGTGAAGCTAAAATGGCGAAAGAAGACGGTATTAAATTGGATGGTGTAGTAACTGACGTACTACCCAACGCAACATTTAAGGTTAAAATGCCCAATGGAACGATAGTTCATGGACATATTTCTGGTAAAATGCGTCAGCACAACATCAAGATTCTACTCGGGGACACAGTAGAATTGGAATTCAGTCCCTACGATATGTCAAAAGGTCGAATCACAAGACGCCGCTAGTCCTCGTATCCATTTTGATAAATACATTATAAGGATATCAAAATGGCAATTCCCGGACAAGCAAACATTAATATCGGTGCAGAAAATCAAGTAGCAGGTAGTGATACACTGTTCGCGGCTTTCCACACCATCCAAGACAACTTCGACAAATTATTTGAAACATCTAGCCCGTTCGACACATTCAGAGCAGGCGACGGTGTAACAGTAGCATCTAATGTAAGCAACGGTGTCGTTAGCATTACAAACACAGGTGTTACTAAAATTACGGCAGGCTCCGGAGTAGCAGTTTCCGGGGCAAACGGTAATGTAACAATCTCTGTTATCCCAGAAGGACCCGTCGGAGTAACTAGCGTAGGTCTTACGTCAACTTCTCTGAATGTCGGTGGAGTTACTGGCAATATCGTAAGTGCAGGCACATTCACTGTTGATTTACCTAGATTACCGACAGGAGAGAATTTTGCAACAGGAGAATACATTGCTCCTACTCTTACTGTTGATAGCTTCGGTCGTATCACTAGCATTGCTAATGGGCTCGGTGTTGGTACTGTAACTAGCGTAGGATTGAATCCAGGAAAAGGAATCAGCGTCACTGGTGGACCTATACTTGATTCAGGTTCTATTACAGTAGAAAACACTGGCGTGACGAGTGTCCAAGCCGGTAGAGGAATTCAAGTTACAAGTGCAAACGGTGACATTACTATCTCTGCATCAAATGACGGATCAGGGTCAGTCGCTTACGTAGATGTTACTAGTAACAACTTAACTGTGACTGGTGGTCCAATCACATCAATAGGAACAATCACTGTTGATTTACCAGAGTCATTCATCTCCAATCTTTACTCAAACGCAGTAGCTGCTAATTACATCCCGACATACACGGGTAATCTAACACCGAACAACATTACTGCTAATGGTAACATCACAGCAACCAACATCACTGCGACCAATGTATTACAGGCTAACGTAGTGTCTGCAAATACTTTCACTGGTACATTCAGTGGCAATGCAACAACAGCAGGTACTGTAACTACAAATGCACAACCTAACATTACATCGGTTGGTACATTATCAAGTGTAACGACCACTGGTAATGCTGACGTAGGCGGAGGTTTAAATGTCACTGGTAATGTCATCGTTACCGGAAACACGAATGCATATATTGCAACTTCAGTTTATGGTGCCGTTCAATCAGGATTTGAAATCGGTAGTGACGGTTACATTTTGTTTAGAGCACTCAGTGGATCAGGTAATTATGTTGCATTCGTACCACCTACTAACGTGGATACTGCTGGACTATCTTGGCAACTTCCAAACACAATCGGAAATGCAAGACAGGTATTAGTGTCTGACGGTGGTGAATTGTTCTGGAGAACTCCACCTGCAGCCGGCTCTAACTCACAGATTCAATTTAACGATGTTGGTAATGCAAACGGAAGCACAAACTTAACGTTCAATAAGACTACAGGTACTCTGGGTACTGGCAACATTATAGTTACTGGTAACACAACATCAGTTAACGTATTTGCTTCTACGCAAATGACTGCACCAAGATTTATTTCTAACATTGCTACTGGAACAGCCCCTTTCACTGTTACATCAACTACACAAGTTGCTAACTTGAATGCTGCTCTAGCAGGAACTGTTGTTACAGCCGCACAGCCAAACATCACAAGTACAGGTACGTTGACAGGCTTGACAGTATCAGGTAACACTACTTTCTCAGGTGCGGTTGTTACATTAGGTTCTGTTGCTAACTTGCGTATCTCAGGCGGCACTACCGGTCAAGTATTGACAACTAACGGTTCAGGTATCTTGTCTTGGGCATCTGTAGCTGGTGGTGGCGGTAGCTATACTGACAGTAATGTTGTCACGTTGTTATCTTCTTTTGGTAGTAATAATATTACTACTACCGGTAACATAACTAGTGGAAACGTAATAACAACTGGCGCAGTGGGTGCTACTGGTAGAGTTTCCGGATTAAGTTTTGAAGGTTCAACAGCAAACATTGGAAGTTTACAAGCATTATCAGTGGGAACATATATCAATGGTAACTTGTCAGTAAGTGGCGAATCTACTTTAGGCGATGTCAGTAACATCAATATCAGTGGCGGCTCATCGGGTCAAGTGTTATCAACTGACGGTGCTGGCAACTTATCTTGGATATCTGCTTCGGGTGGTGGCGGGAGTAGTTTCGATGCTTCACAGCAATTAACTATCTCAAACACGAACACATCTACTAGTTATATTACTGGTGCAGTAAGAGTTGCAGGTGGTTTGGGCGTAATCGGTAACATCAACTCTGGTGGTAATGTTACATCTACAATTACTACAAGCAATACTACTGGAAACGTAAGTTACTCAAGCTATGCAGGTGCATTTACAAATACAACAGGTGAGTGGCTGTATTCTGGTCTATATTATGACGGAACAAATATCATTATCAATGAAAGGTTCTGGAAAGACCCCATTGGGTTCGCTCAAGTCAAATCTGCAATATCAAACGGTGTTCAGTTTGGAGTTGACCCAGGTGGTTACAGTCTATTACCAGTGACTCCGTCAGGTGACTGGGTAGAACAGACAATGTACGGGGCGGGTATTTGGACTATTACTGTAGGTACTATTAGTGGGGTACCGAGTGGAACACTAGCAGTTATATCTATCAGCAATATAACGCTTAATGATGGTGGTTTAGTTTCTGCTAAGTTAGTATCAGGTCAAGTTCTTAAAACAGAGTTGAACGGACAACTGATAACTAATAAAATTTCTTCACATGACGCCGCTGTTACGATATCGACTTATGATATAATGTTTAATGCATATCGCAAGGTTTATATCGGTGGGTATGGATCAGCTTCCATCGCATTAGACGACAAAGTTTCTGTGTCAAGTACTGGTGTGATCCAAAGATCCGACGGTGACCTTACTTTCTACCCAGGAATTCAAGGTGGCGGCGAAGGTATTATCATGTCCCGTGGCATGGTCAGTACAAAGTTCTTTGGCACATGGACTACAACATACAGTGGCTTGAGCGCACCGAATACTCCGGTAGCAGGTCAACGTGCGTTTATCACTGATTCAGATAAAGTAGCTGAAGGTAACTTTGGAACTGTCGCTGGCGGCGGCGGTTCAAATAGTGTCCCTGTTTACTATGATGGAACTGATTGGCGTATAGGTTAACAAGACATTAAAAAAGCCCCTTCTGGGGCTTTTTTATTTTGCTAACTTGCGTAGCATGTGTTCGGTATAGAACACTTGACACATTGATACAATATCTTTGTGAGGGTATTCAAGCAAGAATGGACAAGTTGTCTTCCATGTTGTATGCTTGATAAAGTAGGATAACTCTTTGAGGTCTTCTTTATCAGAAGGATCAAATCGTCGGCGCTCACCATTGAATTCACGTAGACGATTGTATTCCATTTAGTTATCCAACTCCATTGACAATGCTTCTTTGATAACTTCAAAAAGTTCTGCCTCAGTAGAGCAAAGAACCTTAGCAGTCTTCCAATCTGATTCAGAGTCACGACCGGACACTTCAATCATAAAGCCATTGTCATAGCGATTGACTGTAAATGATTCATTTACCTTTGCGAGTTTTGATAGCTTAGTCGTCATTGTTAGTCCTTAGACTGGAGCTTGTTCTGCTAGAATCGCAGTAACTTCTTTTTTAGCACGTGCCTTAATTGCATCAATGCTTGGCTTAGTTGCTTTGACCTTGACTGTGCCTTTGTTTGCAACTTTTTCTTTGTCTACTAAGCAGTCTGCCAATGTTGCTTGGTCAGATGCAGAGTTAAACATTTCGAGGGTCATGAGATGTTTACATGCCTCAACCTTAGTCATTTCGCTCGGCAATTCTACTAAGTCAATGCGAGTTGCACCACCTTTAGAGAATTGCTTAACACGACGGATCATGTCATCAGTGAAACGAACCTTAGTGTTACCATTATGAGTAGTAATACCTGCAACTTTAAACGTGAGTTTAGCCATTTGTTTTCCTTTAGAGAAAGTTTATATTAAAAGATTGTCATTCGACAGTTATTATTATAACACCGGGCGTAATAACTGTCAAGAAAAGATTTGCCCGAAATTATTTTAGTCCATTCAAGGTATACTTGGAAAGGACTTCCTGTGCATCGAAAAGGTTACCGTGTTCCAATTCCTCTTCAATGTAGCATTCATCTTCCTCAATGAGACATTCCATTTGTTCACGGAGTTGTTGATTTGCTAGACTAATCGTATAAGTGACCCTAGCAATTTCTTCGATTGACATTTTCTCTGCCCAAATGTCAAACTCTTTAGGAGTCATAGCCAAAATCATGTTTGCGAATTCTTGTTCGGGTGTCATATTAGTATGCCTCGCTTAGATATTGAGCACGACCGATTGGCGACATGCCCTTGCCAATTGACTCTGCCGCAAACCAAGAGTCTGCGGAAATCACAATGTCGTTCCAATATGAAACTGACATAAAAACACGAATACGATGTTGACGCATGTTTTTTCTCCTTAAGCCAAAGTGTATGGTTTGTTCCAAGAGCCGATGTTCACATCAACGTACCAGCCCACATCAAAGTAGTCAGTTTGGATGTCCGAGTTATTGTGGTTGCCTACGTTCATTGCGGCAAACACTTCTTTGAGGAAGTCGAGGGCAACGCCTGAGTAGTGTTCTTGGAACCAGTAGGGGTTAACATCCAAAGAACGATTCTTGCGAATGTACTCAATTTGGTCTTGTGACATTTTTTTAGCGTAGGGCTTATCCATGTCAGTTTGGATGAAGTTTTCGATAAAGTCAATCGAACCTGACTTGATATTCAAAACAAAAGTACTGTGGTTGCGTACAGCAAGAGAGCCCTTCACCCCGTACTTTTTCAGGATAGCTTTGATAGCTGGGGATTTGTCTGCTTTACGTTCTTGATTGAAATAAGCCATTTTGTAAGTCCTCTTTGTTGCTGTCTAAGTATCTATTATATGCCCAAAACGATTATTTGTCAACCTTTTTATCGGTGTAGACGGTCGATTTCTGCATCAATTTTAGCTTGGATTTGGGCGTTGCGCTCATACATAGCTTGGTACACCATGTAGCCAATGTAGATTACGCCCAAAGTCACTGCAACAATATCAACTGTATCCATTTTTACTTCCTGTTCTTTGCTGTCTAAGTATCTATTATACAACCAAAATGATTATTTGTCAACCTTTTTAGACAGAAAGAAATGAGTACTTTTGTATTACTTTGAAGATACGCTAGGCTTAAACATGATACCGAACAAAAAGTTCAGACCCCATGCTTGCAACCACGTGACTTCATTCACGCCATTAACTGCGCCAACAAAGCAACCATTCCACAACATGTAGACTGGCCAAGATAGCAAGAAGCTAATGAATACGAGGAACGCAATGCCTCCGAGAACGATGATAAGTTTATCCATGATTGATCCTTAAACAAAAAAATGATTTACAACGATTACAAAATTTAGGGCACTTGCACCTAAGTTGAAGTTACCCCACAACTTGTCACCACGATTGAAGCATTGTGTAGCAACACGCCAACTCACAACAATACATACCACGTTCAAGAGGTATAGAATATCAAAAATCTGCATTATGCTGCCTCCAACATTGAAGCTGGGACACGCCACACGCCACCGACTAATCGGTTAGTGCTGTTTTCACGTACATGAATGAATTTGCGTTTCACATCATCAACTGTACCAACAACATACTGACCAGTGCGAGAATTCACAAACTTAACTTGAGTACCCTTCACCAATGTAAACTTGTTCACAGTAGCGATTTGGCTACGAGCAAACTTAACTGCCGCAATGATTGAATTCAATTGGTCGTTGGTTAAGTTACCACCGATGATTGTAGAATTGATTTCCTGAATAGTAGCCATTTCAAACTCCTTGTTGTTCAATAGAAGAATTATACATGATTTCGGATTTATTGTCAATCAAAATATCGTTTGTGATAATCACGCCGCCGTAAGCCTGTTGAAAGGAATCAGCGACAGCTTTGAGAAAGAAAGTGAATACTTTACCGTTACGTGCAATGAGTGTGTATTTCATACGTTCCTTTGAATCAATATATGAATTATACACCCAAAACGTTTATTTGTCAACCGTTTTTCAAGATATGGAACGTCAATTCTGCACCACCGACAAGCACACATTGCGATGTATACTTTAGATAGCCATCTGACTGGCGATACTGAGTTCCTATCGGGACAACCCTAACTTGCTTAGGAGTAATTTTGATAATCTTGCCCACGTACATGGAATTGTGATGCACAAACCCAACGTAGTCATCAATCTTTACCTCACGACCTAGCAAGTCGAGGTGTTCTTCATGTACTACTTTAATAGTCATTTTTTACCGTACTTCTCTTGGAACTCGTAATGCTCAACCCGAGACTTGTAAAGCAAGGAAATCATGCCCCAGATTCCATAGCAAATAAACAACATTGCGAACTCAAACCAGAATCCAAAGTACAACACAAGTACTACAATAGATGCACCGATAATTGAAAACAAGAATAGGCTGACCAAGTCAACTAGTGCCTTTTTTCGTGGGGGGAGGTTGTCGTATCGTGTGATGATGTTTTTAGCGAGATTTTCAATCATAGTTATCCTTACGATGTTTGGGTTTGCGATTGTACTTGCCCTTTTTGGACTCTACAACCTTAGGTTTAAACGGCGTGTCTTCACAGAATAGAACACGATGAGCCCGATGTTTGGGCTGTTTAACAGTGAAAGATAAGAGTTCCTTTTTCATAACGAAATTATAGCATGAACTCTATTTATTGTCAACCGATAGAAAGTTCGATTCGTTTGACGTTTTTGGTAGTAAAACTACGCCATTCTTTCTTTTCTAAGTCAAATACACGTAATGCTTTAGTACTAGTTGTTTCTTTGCGAGGCGTCTTTCCCTCTGCAAGCGGTACTGCCGGGGGCAACTTTTCTGCTTCGAGTGTGCAATTCATAACACGCTCGGTACCATCAACCTTAGTGAATGTGATTGTTGCAGGACCCATCTGCAACATACTCTTGAGCCACGCATGTAGATTGGCTTCTGTAGTGTCGGACATTTCTTTTAAGTTTTCAGGGTTTGTAAAGTCAATCATTATAGTTCCAGTATGTGATATTGTGAAAAGGGGTAAGTGATTTGCAACCACTCAAGTAAGTCAGGGTCATATGGTAATTGAATGTCCCCTGACTTGTTTGTGATAATCATTGAACGAGCATCCTGACGAGACCAATCGAATCAATAGTTGTTAGCAAGATGTAGTTTGCCAACATTCCAAAACTCTTCCTAGTGAATGCAGCCCAAGCGTACATAGCGCAACCTGCGATCCAAACAGGATACAACATAATAAGCGGTGGGTTGGGGACAGTGAGTGCCATAGTAATACTACACCCAATAGAAATAGCCCAAGCGCACAACTCAACGCAAAAGCGCAAAGGGTGAGTTCTGTAATCATCTTTGATCCAACTAAAAATTCCAGCTAATATATCATTCATTTTTCTACCACATCCGTTAGTGTTGGAATTTTATTCTTAGTGTCGTTGATGTACTGCCAAAGAATTGCTTCTACCATTTTGTTAAAAGTAATGTCACGTTCATGTGCCATTCTTGCAATGGTTAAAAATTCTTCATCGCTTAGTTCTACGGGTACTGTTTCGTACTTTTGTTCGGTCATTGATTTCTTTCAGTCTAGGTTCTACAATCTGATTGTACAACTGTTCCATTACATTGTAAAGACTTTTGGCATCCTTCTCAGTCATGCCGCTAGTCCAAGGTGGGTCGGTATCTAACTTTCTAATACCATAGTCATGTCTGTAATCCAGACACATCTCATTAACGATTTCTTCTTTGGATTTCATCTCTCAACTCCAAACATTCTTGTAATACTTCTGTTGGATAATCTCTCTCCAGGAGAACGTGTTTGCAGTCGTAAGTAATTGTGACGGTAAACTCGTCATCTTCGTATTCATCATTCGATAGCCAACCATATGCCAAGCCTACTAGGAAGATGACTAACAACGCATTAATAAACGGTTGTAATACTGCTAATAATCTATTTGGGTTCATAACCAGCTATGTGCTGTCCATTTGTTTAAAAATCTCATGCTTGCTTTGCCTTTACTGGCAAAGTGCTTGCTATGAAACTGATTATACGCTGATTGCCATTTCTTTGCAACTGGTTTGGGTGCGTGACATGCCAAGTAATGTAGCTTTTGAAATTGTTTTGTTATAGTTTTCTTGTTGAGTTTGTAACCAACTGGATACCATTCGATTCGAGTTTGAAAGTTGTAATTATCGTTATGACCATATTTCAATCGTTCTTTCATTACGTAAGACTTGCTAAAGTCCTGTGGTCGAAACTTATTTCGGGACATGAGGTACTCCAATTACTTTACAATGCTGGTCACGAGGAAGTGTTCTTTCACATTCTTGAATAGCTTTACGATACTTAGTGTTATCGCTCCATGGGTGGTTTAAGCACCACACTGAGATAACGAGTCCTAAGAAGATACCCCACCAAAAGTCTTTCATTATTCCTCCACCGGGAAACGTTTTTGAAGTTTCTTTTTAAAGTACCCATTGAGTACCTCACTGTCAAAGAACATGAACAACATCACCCACATTGCTACCACTAAAGTAAATCCTAGAATAGCCATCATAATATCAGACACGAACATATTACTTACCCAAGTTGAGCATCATGCCCTGACTACCATTGACAACTGTGTTGGGCATCTTACCGTCCCACTTGTCGATCCATTGTAGTTGAACGTATGCTTGTCCACCATTTGATTGAATAGCTTCTGCTTGAATCTTAATCGCCTTAGCTTCACCTTCAGCTTGTGCGATACGTGACTTAGCTTCAATCTCAATACGCTGTAAGTCTTGTTCAGCCTTCAATTTAGTCTGTGTTGCAACCATCTTTGCGTCAATAGAATCTTGATAGATTTTAGAGAAGCCAAAGTTCACTAAGCTAATGTTACTTACTGTGATATCAAAGGGTGTGACTTTTGCTTGCAATCGTTCAAGGATTTTACCTGAAACTTCCTCACGCTTTGAAATCAATTCCTGACTTGTATACTGACCAGTCACAGTCTTGAATGATTCGCTGATAGCCGGGGCAAGTACTTTGTCTGCCACATTCAAACCAAACTCTTTGTAAATAGTTGGGACCATATTTGCAGTCAACCGATAGTTTACAACAATGTCAGTATGAACCTGTTGCATGTCTGTAGTACCTGCGTTCTGAGCTTCCAACTCTGCACGTTGCAACTGTACGTTTACGTTCTTAACTGAACTGATTGGGTTAACAAATGTTACACCTTCAGTCAATACGTTATCTAAGTTAGTTTTACCTAGAGTAACCTGCACACCAACATGACCAGGTGGAACGATTGTGATTGATTCAAACGCAATGACTGCTACAACTAGCAAGAAGGGCAATGCCACCAACTTACGAAACGGATACGTAGTTTCGTGTCCTGTATTAGTACGTGTATTAATTGACATGAAATACAAGAAGATTGCAGCACCGAGTGCTACTACAAAAGAGAGACCAATTAAAAACATGTTATTCCTTAAAGAAATTTAAAAAGCCCCCGAGGGGGCAGTATTAAAAAGCGTCCCAGTAACGGGGTTGCTTTTCAACTTTGCGTGTCAGTGTGACACGGGTGCCTTTATCTTCAAAGATAAAGTGACCGTCTTTCACAGTAACCAATGTGTTGGCTGTGAATGTTTTGTGAACGTAGTCATCGTCTGCGTTCTCTGGATCGGGGTCGAAACCAACATTGACACCGTCAGCATTCAACGGGTTACCGCGGAATGTATCTTGGTAATCGATTTCTTTGTTGTTGTGAACAACTTTGATATCGTATGTAGAAGCACCATCGAACTCTGGCTTAGCGTTCAACATCTTCAATGCTTCGACTGGAGATTCATTGTAACGATTCATTTCTTCAACCAATGCCTTCAACATGTCAAAGTTGAATTCAGAGAACAAAGTAGAGATAGAAACAATACGTTCAATCTGATCCTTAGCTTCCAAGTTGTCGTTGCAGTATTCACGAATGAATGTAGCATCAACACCCTTAAAGTCAATCATGTAGAAGATACGACCTGGGCGGTTACGCATGTGACGATCCACACGCCACTTGTCGTTAGTTGTCAACATGAACAACTTCTTAGATGGGAAGACACCATCCAACAATGTCAAAATCATTTCTTGCTGTTCAGAATCATACACCTTCTCAAATTCATCAAACAAGATAGCGCAAGGTTGTTCGATAGATTGAATGAAAGAATTGAACTTGTCACCACACCATGGTGCGTTAATGACGATTGTTGGGATATCTTGTTTTGCCATTTCAAAGCAAACGTTCTTAGTCAACAATGTTTTACCAGAACCCTTTTCACCTGTCAACATGACGCCGGTTGCGTTGTCACGTGCCAAGAATGTACGAATGATTCGGTCAGTGTGCTTTAAGCAATCACCATAGATTTTAGAAGGGATGTTGAAATTGTCAATATGCTCAAGGAAGAATTGACCAGACATTTCATCCTTACCAACAGTGTAATTACCACCGGGCAAGTGTTCAGTCAAGTCCAATGCTTCTTTACGTGCAATACGGTATGTATTGCCGGTCTTCATAAAATATGACATTTATTTTCTTTCTCTGTGTGTTTAACGATTTAAGATGTGTAGTATAACAGAGACTAGGTTTTTTGTCTAGTCTCTGTTTACCCATTTACTTGCGAGAGTTTGCTCGGACTTCGTCAAAAGTGTAAGACTTTGTTAGTACACCGTCTTCGTAGACAGTAACCAATGCGTCAGTCCAACCACCGATGCCTTTGTCTGACCAACCTGTTGGGGCTGATACACCAGATGCATATTCGCCACCACTGTTAGTGAACAAACGAACACGACCACCTTTACTGCGTTTGCCTGAGTCAGTGATAGGATCCTTGACTACATCACGCCATTCACCATCGACCTGGACACTTGAGCATTTCATTGCGAAACGTTGTGTATCTCGGTCAACGATTTGCAACAACGCACCGCCCATACCGAAAGCAAAGTTGTCAGCACTCCAGCCATTCAAGTCTACCATGATACGCATGATTGCTTGGATGCTTTGAATGTTGATACCATCACCCCAGATTACTCGGACATTGTTCAACACTTTGTAGCCTTTGCTGTTCTTAGTGTGACCGAATCCTGTGTTCAAGATGCCAACTACTTTTGGCAAGACTTCGACAGGATCACCTGAGTCAGGACGAATCACAACAGTAGCACCCGAATCAATAACTTGTTGCTTCAATTCAGTGCCCCACATTTTAGAGGCTTCGTAGATATCAAAGCTATCGGATACCACTGCAAGAATTGCACCGGGCTTGCCGTACTGTGTAACCATGTTGCTGTAGGCTTTTGCTTCGTTTTCACGACCCCAGCTTGTTACTGTGCTGTGCTCCATTGCAGGAATGCTAAAACCGCAAACGTCAGCATCATAATACTCCATAGCGTACAGAATACCAGTAATAGTGTCTGTACCCATAAAGTTGATGAGGTGTCCCGCACCACCAATCCCAGCGCTTTCAAGAGAGCTAACGCCCCGAGCACCGAAATCGTGTAACTTAAAATCAATACCACTTGGGTCTCCTGTCTTTTCTAAGTACTCGGCAATCACTTTTTTGATTGTGTAACTTTGTGTTGCCACTGTTGTGCCGTACCAGACTGAGCGAAGCAAAGCTGTTTCAAGCCACGTAGTAAGCCAAAAACAATTTGGGTCTGTGTTCTCGATTGTGACCAAAACGTTTGATACAGGTACGACTGACCCTTCTGGTACTGCTCGGATCTTAACGGGTAAACGCCCGCCGAGCTGTTCGACAATATACTCCCAACCCTCTCGGTTGAACGGTACACCGTGAGCTGTGAGGATCTTATCTGCGACCTCAATGTCTTCTCGTGTAACTGGAGTAGTGAGATACTCCTTAATAAATCCCTGTAGTCCGAACATGACCGTTTTGTCATATTTGCCACCACGACTTTCAATGTATGAATAGACACCTGTAGTTCCTACTGGGTATTGTTTGAACATTGAGACTTTGTAGCTGTCTGTGTTCAGGATGATGTTTTTAGCGAGTTTCATAATAAAGTTCCTTTATTTAAGTTTTGCCTAGAGTCTATCTCTAGGACTTGTTATCAGTATAACACAACATTATTATTGTGTCAACCTTCTTTGGGTTCCATATCAGTTGGATCGAATACATACCCACCTTTGATTCCAAGAATAGGGTCAACAATAAAGTTTGGCACCCATTTGTCCTTCTTGCCAATCAGTGAGTAAATTGGGAGTGACTTACCGTCTACTACCATTTCACCTACTTGTTTGGTTTCGTATTTGTATTCCCACCAACCCATATCAGCCCCCAAATTCTACCAAAGTGACTGAGCCACCACGTTCTTTAATTACTCTTGCAAAGTTGTCAAGCATTGGGATGATTCGCTCTGGGTCACCCATTGCTAGTCCCATACCAATGTAGGGGAATGCCCATCGTTCTTGGGGCAACCAACCTGCCCACTTATACAACAACAACTCAAAGCCTAGATATTCGAAAACATCTTGACCACGACTAATCGTATATTGTGTGTACGCATTAACCAAGAACCATGCGTCATTCTTATTACGAGGAATTACTGAATGAGTATAGGTACCTACTTTGTCAAACTTACCTGCTTGTGTTGTATTGTCTGCTTCAACAGCTTGTGGATAACGACTTGCAATCTCTTTAGCAATGCCGCCGCCCATAATGTTGTAGCAGTTACAACCTTGAACTACAACGTCAAACTCACCTGCTTCTGCCATGTCGAGAATATTACCTCGTGCATGTTTGAGGTGCATTGTTGGAATTGAACCTGGATTGATTGTCATATTAAGCTCCTAAGAAGTGTTGCAAAATTTCATAGTGGTCTTCGAAACATTCTTCCGACTTGACCTCTGCGATTGGTACCCAACGTGCTTTCTCAGCATCGTCACTGCCTTTTACTTTAGGCAGTTCACCATCTGGCAGTTGGATGTAGAAGGCGTGTGTGATAATGCGACCACGGGGTGAACGGTCAATAGCATCGAACACTTTACTGCGAACGATACTACCACGCAACACGGGTGCGGGCACTTTAATCATTGTTTCTTCACGCAACTCACGAATAGCCGCATCTTCTACTGACTTGTCAGTGTTTGCGTTGACATAACCACCGGGCAATGCCCACAAGCCTTTGCCTGGTTCTGCTCTACGCTTAATCATAAGAATGTGACCTGAGCAAATAACCACAGCGTCAGCAGTAGAGAAGATTGGAGGGTACTTCAAGCTGGCATATTGTTTGTTGTGTTCAATAATGAATTCACGCTCACGGATGATTTGTGCGAATTCCTCAGTCTTACGAAACTCCATTAAGAAGTCGTAAGTAGATGCTGGAACTACGTTCTTAATAAAGTTGCTGTTGAAGGTCCAGTTAAAGTACAGGTCACGAATGTTAACTGCACTGAGTGGTTCAATTTCTTCCACATCAACATATTCCCATTGGGGGAACATATCCAAATAGAAACTTGATTCGTCTTTCTTGTGACCGATGATGGCAGTTTTAGTGCCGAGGATGCGATAGCGTGACACGATACTTTGAACACGTACAGCCCACGCTTGGTCGTTGTACATGGTGTCGATATTTTCCTCAATGTGGATATTGAGTGAAAGACCACTTGTTGCAGCCTTAATCATTCTAGCACGTTCGGCACTAGTGAACGGGTTTTTATAAGTGCGGGGTTGAGCAGCCGAACCAGTGATAATCACGAGATTGTCGGTCAATGCTGTGGCTCGCTTGATAATCTCTAAGTGAGCATTGTGAAAAGGTTGAAAGCGTCCGATAAGGACTAGGGTACCATATTGTTTTGACATTGAAAAATCCTTTCAATAAATGTCTGCTCGGCGTCTATCGCTCTGCTTCTTTATTTATACTTAGTATAACACCGTTTGTATTATTTGTCAACCTTTTTTGCCCATTTGCTGTCTGGAAAGGGGAAAGATTCTGTCTCAATTACAAAGAATTTGTGTCTACCTTTTGGGTTCTCTTTGTTGTACTCTTTTTGAGTAAAGTCTCGGTAAAAATCAGCATCCTCTTTTCGCTGGAATCCACGACTTTCAACTTTCCATGTTACTTTTTTGGAACAATGACTAAGAGTATTTGTACGCATTACTAGAAACATATCAGTCCTTACCAGCTAATTTGGATGCCGTAGTTTTGAATTGTTGGACCATTGCCGTAGTCATCAGCAAGACCGCGAGGGACATACTTGTCTCCGTCTAACCTAATCTCAACACGATAACCCAACTCTTTGAGTTTCCATTCTACCGCTTTTTGCAAAGGTGTAATTGTGCTCTGTAGGTACTCAAACTGCTTCACGCTACCCATATCGATAAACACTTGACGCTTGCCACCATTTGCGGCATCTTTTACCTTTTGTTCAACGCTGTACTTCAAGTAGTCAGCAACCTCTTGACCACTTTGGTCATACAGTTCTTTGGCTTCTTTTGCAGTAATCATTTTAATCCCAATACAACTTTTTCAGCATCAGTCAATTTAGCCAATGCACGTTTACGAAGTTCACCATCTTTGTATGCTTGGAGTTCATCCCAGCTATCAAGAATCACGAATTCTGTTTCATAGACAGAATCGAACTTGTTCTTTGCCATCCATTCGTCAGCGGCTTCTTTGGTCTTGACATAGTACTTGTGATTGTGACGGTCGCCACCATCCCAAACTTGAATATCCCAGCATTTGATAATTTGCATTTTAACTCTCCTCTACTTCTGTAGCGTAACCTTCGGACTCAAGTTCATCAACAACTTCTTGGACTTCGGATTCTTCAATCGAACATTCCTCAACGTGAAGTTCACCTTTCCAATAACCTTTGACTGTGTATGTTTTCATTTTACCACTCCACTGTTGTATACATAGCAACAAATTGACGTTCTTCATAGAAGAATTTTACAGTGTAGCCATCGCCTTCGAGAATCTGACAAGCCTGCTTGTACTCTACAGAACCACGAAAGCCTTCGTCAGCCCACCAGTCATGTAAGTTGATCCAACGCTTACCTTTTTCTGCGGCTTCACGAATCAAGGGATAAACTTCATCCACACGTTCTTGGACAGTAGGTCCTGCGAGTTTGCGGGCTTCTTGTGCTGTGATTTTAGTCATTACAGGTTCCTTCACTTCTAAAAGTTTTTCAGTTGCTTTGCGATAAGAGATATAATAATCTCCGGTGTGTTCGTTTTTGAGACTTGCGACTTTGATTTTGGCTTCTGCCTCTGTCTCACATGTGCCACCTACTCGTTGACTAGAGTAACCACGACCTCCTGGGGCAGGGGGAAAGAATCGTTCAATAACTATTTCAAACATCTTGTACCTCTTTTCTTACTCTATGACTATATTATACAACCAAAGAGATTTATTGTCAAGTTTTGGGCAAATTAGTTTTTGTAGAGGACTGCAACTTTGGGGTAAGTGCAACCACTGCAAGATTGAAACAATACACGGTCGTTGCCAACTTCGTACTCTACATAGGTATAGTGCTTGTCCACATAACTCTTGCCTGAACGTTCACGTGAACCTTCAGCAACGAATCCAACCAATGTACCAGTAACCTGTGTATTTTTGTAGTACTTTGTGCTCTGGTCTGTCCACTCATAACTAACCATGTAAGCAATTCCTACTGGAATCATTAAGAGCATGAACACTTTATACAGGTTCCATTCTTCGTCACCTGTAAAGTTAGCATACACTGCCATCAAAAATACAACTAACATGAATACACAAATGATAACGAAACCTTTGTGTTCAACTACGATTGGTGCTAGTGGTTGCATTGTGTACATGATAGTCCTGTTCTTTGCTGTCTATGCATCTATTATACAACCAAAATGATTATTTGTCAAGTTTTGGGCAAAAAAATACCCCGATTAACGGGGTATCAAAAAGTATTACTTTTTACGGTTTGCTTGGGCTTTGCGGCCAGCTTGCGTTAGTCTGCGTACTCGCTTGAGGCACATGATACTCATAACGAGGGGTTTCCACTAAGTTATGCACATCGTTAATACCTTTGTCAAACCCTTCTGCGTAGTCTTTACCGTGACCAGTGTAGACTCCAGTAGTAAAGCCATCAGTGTAACCTTGATAGAATGGAGTAGAACCCTTCTTAGTTACGGGCTTTGGTGCCACGTAAGTGTTTGAGTTTGCATTAGCTTGCACTGGTTGAGTAAACTCAACTGCATCCTCAGGGTTTCTACCAACTTCACCAATCACTTCATAGCGACATGTACGACCTTTTGTGTTGTTGTAGTCGTTTGGAATAGACACAACATCACGTGGGTTAATCTTAACGATAACGACACGTTCACCGCCAAAGTGCTTCAAGTAGCCTTCAGAACAGAAGTGCAAACCATGTGAACAAGTGTTGTTTTGGTTATCATCAACCTTGTTACGAGCCATAGTCAAAACTTGACCCGGTGAGTTGTCCATTGTACCTGAGTACACGTCCTTGTAGTCACCGCGAACTTTCTTGTAAGCCAAGAAATGACCGTCTGGAGTGATTGGCAAGTTGTTCTTTTCCAAGAAGCCATACAATTCATCTACAGAACGCTTAGATGGGTTATCCATCAAGTTCTCCATAAACTTAATGAGAGGTTCAATAGTGAAACCCTCAGTCAGCATTTGCACCATGCGAGTAGCGAGAGTGCCGTTGAACACTTCACCGTCCCAGTACATTGTTTCGCCCTTGATGGACACTCGACCTTGACCATAGTCTAGTACGACTTTCTTTGGCTCAATCACATTTTGAACAGTTTCCCAGTCGCCTGCTTTGATAGCATCAACAACCTTTTGATAGGTAATGTGTGTCTTAGAAATTGTGTGTGGCTTGTTGCCGATAACTACGGTAACATTGTTACCTTGAATAATGAATGGATAACTCATTTTAGATTCCTTTTACTTGGTCAATCAAATTAACATACTCTGCTACAGCCGATTTTTCAACGCCGTAATTCAGAGACTTTAACAGAGGATAACGAGTAAACACATCGTAAACATCCTTTGTATACTTATCAATCAATGCTTGTGGGCTAGTAGAAGTTTTTACATCATACCGAGAACACAACCATTGAGTTGCATTTTGCACTGTCGAATCGATAGCCTTCACATCTTTGAATGTGTTCACTAATTTAGCGAACGGGCTATTTGCATCAATCTTGTCACTATTATACTTGATAAAATCATTAATGTCAAGGTTTTGTTTTACCAAACCCATGATATTTGCCTTATCCATTTTAGCAAGTTTTTCAACAATGAATGTATCCAACTCAACCCAATTCTTTTGCAGTTTGACCCATTCAATATCAGTCTTACGAACACCATGAATTGTACCAGTGTAAACACCAGACTTTTCTAAGTAACGACCCAATGTCTTCACATCGGAGCACTTGTTCAAAGCAGTGAAGCCTGACAATGGGATGTAGTAGTAAGTTGTTTTGTTGTCAAACGTATCAGCTTTACCAGCATCACGCCAGACCAACTCACCGCTGCCACCCCAACCACGACTACGACCTTCTTCCAAACGCATGATAGTAACGTTCTTACCCATTGTTGATGTACGTTCTTTTTCAAGCAACGAACTAGCCTGCATGAAATAACTTTCAGGAGGGTTAGCCAACAACTTTTTGAAGCCATCAATATCCATTGGCTTAGTCTTGTCGTATGCTTCAATCACAAACATGTGGACACTATTGAGACCTTGATCCTTGATGAAAGAACTTTCTTTCACGTGATACTTGGCACGTTCAGTAGCACCAACTTTAGTGTCATTGATTACGAAACGTGCTTCCTCAGCAATAGAGATATCCCATTCATTGTAATGAGCCTGTGCAGTAGCATCATAACGATGTGCAACTTTCATGTTAGTACATGCGGTGTAATTACGACTCTTGCTAAAGCCACGAATGATAATGTTGTGGTTAGTTTTCAGGTCACTTTCTGGGATAGCAAAACGATGCAAACGTGCCCAAGATTGGCTAGTGTTAACATACTCAAACTTAGTGTCGGTGCAATACTTAGTAACAGCAGCCTGCCACAAGTATGTGCTTGACTTCTTAGCAAGGAACAAAGCCTTTTCCCAAGTGTTTGTGATACTGTCAGCTTCCTTAGCAACTACATCAGCGAGTGCCGCGTTTACTTCTTCCAACTTACGCTTGATTGATTCAATTGTTTGCGGAATGTATGACAAGCCTTCTCGTGACGCTTGAAAGTCAAGTTCACCGATACCAAATTCCATCATCAAGCCGCAATGCAACAAGTGACGCAATTCACCGATAGTGTTGTCAGCAGAAGGAATCTCGATTGGATATGCAATGTTACCCATGATAGCATAGCTACCACGACTATCTTTCATACTGTGAACACCGGGGACGATGTTTTCAGTTTCGTATTCAACCTTAGAAACTTCAAACTTGTCAACACCAGAGACAACCGGTTGTTGTTTGAACCACTTGTAAACTGAACGAGCCTCTTGACGGAACTTGTCAAAGTCATAACGGTCGTTAACACTGAACTTAACCTCGACACCATTTGGGTCCTCGGTGTTCTCAGTCATCATTTGGGCAATACTAGGTACGCCAGATTCGTTGATAAACGCGGTGTAGACACCTTTGACACCATTTTGAATAGCCGTAACTGTAAAGTTGTCAGTGTAAGAGAACGGGGATTTGGAACCCAGACCAAGTGCCCCGATGAATTCGTTGGACGCTGTTTTAGTACTTTCAAAGTAAGTGGTGTAGATGTTTGTGACCTGGTCAGCTGAAAGACCTGTTCCATAGTCACGAATTGAGAACCAAGGTTCGAGTGAGTTGGGGAGGTGTACATCAAACGGCGTAGTGCTCTTGCCGGCAGCCACGTGCGAGTCCACTGCGTTACATGATAGTTCACGGATGATAGCACGGACTTTGTTTGCATACAAACCTGAAGAAAGAATTGAGAAAGCCTTCGCACTATTGCGAATACGAAATTCACCAATTTGACCGACGTTTGAAACAACAGCTTGGTCTTGGGGAGCAGAATTTAGAATCATGTGTGTTCCTATGTTTTCGACTTAAAGAGATATTATACTTGATTTTGGATTAATTGTCAACCGAAACTTCATCCAAGTCATATCGCAAATCATCAATGGCATCATTGATAGCATGGATAGAAATTTCAGCACTGTCGGAATCACCTAATGCACCACGCACTAAGTCTTTGGCTTCCTCTAGCTTTTGGATTGCTAAAGTCAAACGATTCAGTTGGTCTTTGTTGAGCATTTTGATTCCTTATTGAATAAACAAAACATAAATCCAGAGAGCAATACCACCTAACCAAAAGATTACTTGGTCACGCTTGTGTTTTGCGTTGTGCTTTTTAATATCGTTTTCTGTCATCATGTGTATATTATACAACCAAAATGATTATTTGTCAAGCCTTAGCGTGAAACAATCTCAATTTTACCCTCGTCAATCCACTTGTCCCAAGTCAAGCAGGCGTAACCGTTATTGAAACTTTTGTATACAGTTCCATCCTTCTTTATCTTCTTGAAAAAGTAGGACTGACGCTGGGGCTTCAATTTGTCTGCTCCAGTGCAAAACGGGGCAAGTATGTACTCAACACGATATAAACCTGTTTTCCAGCAATCCTTATTGTAAACGCTTGGAATTGTTTCTTTTAGTTTTACAACTGAACCTACTTGGAGCTTGAAATTGAATGACATAGTATTACCTTTAGTCAATGTAAGCAATGACACGAATGTACTCGGCACCGTACAAAGTATCTGATGTAGTCAGCTTGGGAATACTTTTTGTGTAACCACATTCTTTGAACATTTCAGTTGCAATTTTGAGTACTTTATTGCTATCACCGTAAACAGGGAAAACAACTGAGCGGCGTTTTGGGTCACGCTCGGAAGTCTTCTCTGTATAAGTATGGGCGACTGCACAGTTAGTTGCTTCAAAAGCAAGTTTCAACAAAGCACGGGCACGTAGAGTAGTTGCAAACATTTTATTTCCTTTTCTTTCTGTCTATGCATCTATTATACAACCAAAACCATTTATTGTCAAGTTTTGGGCATACATTTGTAAAAATACAACAGATTGAAAAGGTAGTACTTCTGTTTCTTATTTCATCAAGAGTTCTTTTAGCTTTTTAGCTGTGATAACTTCGTGGACACCCTTCACGTCCTTGACAATCATTTCCAACTCAACTACTTCCCATTCAGCTACACGGTTGCGATGATTTTTACTATTCCGATTGTAACCACTATCAGAATTCATAACACCAGTTATGAACGTGCGTAGTTGCCCCAGTGTTTGAAAGATGCGACCGGTCTTGTCGTAGCTTTGGTAATAGGGAGTGCCCTTAACAAATAGTTCAGGGTCGTCTTTGCTTCTAATCTTATAAAAAATCATAATTTTAATGTTGCCCACATTGCAGTCTTCTCCAAGTCTTGTTGGAACTCTGGATAGACTTCATCCAAGTGATGTTTATCTACTTCTGTGTAGCCACTTCTTAGTTTCTTCCTGAAAGAATCAGCGACCTCTCTAAAATTACCTTCAAGTACTTTGGTTTGTAGTTTTGCACCTCGGCGACCCCAAAACGTAAGATACTTACCTTTAGACCAAAAAGATTCAGATTCTTGTAAACAGATAACACCCCAAACTTTATCAGAGGTACCTTCACGACACCAACCAATATGTGTGAAATCCATATTATGCTCCTAGTGCAGTGTGCGAGTAGTTCGTGGTACAAAATCAGAAGCTAATTCTTCGACTCCGATTTCTTCCGAGACTTCATCCATAAGTTGTGCGAGTTCTTCCTCTGTCAAGTCATCAAGCAGGTCATTCAAAGAAATTGCTTGCACTTGTGCTTCACCACTTTCAAACATATCTTGAATTTGTTTCATCAACTGGTCAAGTTCTTCTTGGGTACCATCAAAGTTATCGAAACAACCTGGGGCGAAAACAATCTCTGGGGTCTTTTTATCTGTCATTTTGAATCTCTCAGTTTATCAAACAAGTGTGCTTTGTCGTCAAGGTATTTGACGAATGAAATTTGGTCACGCCACTTTGCAAGTCGTGCCGCGAATCGTTCATTCCAACGAAGGAAGTCATCACGGAACCAGAATGGGTTAACGATTGCTAACAATAGTGTCACTAGCAAAGGCAACGCACACCAAAAAGTCATAAAGTAAAATACAATCTTGTATTTTTGCATCGGGGAAAGTTTCATTATTTGATTCCTAAAATTTTCTTTTCTTCGTCACTTAGTTTGGCAAGTGCATCTTTTTTAAGTTTTACCCTACGTGCCCGTTCTGCCTTCGCTTCTTGCGCTTTGCGGTCGTCTTCTTGGTGTTTATCCCACCATTCACGAACCTCGTCATCTTTGAGTACTAGGAAGTCAGCGTGTCCTGATTTTACTAGTTCGGTCATCGCTTTACAAGCAATGCGGGCGAGTTTATCAGCCTCTGATTTGAGGCGTTTGATATCTCGGTCATTACTATCACTAGCCCAATTTGATTCATAACTCATGCAAGGCATATCATGCTCCTAATCTCAACTATGACTATAGTATATCACCAAAATGATTAATTGTCAAGTACTACTTTAGTACTACTTTTAGAATGGGATATCATCATCCCAGCTTGCGGGGTATTTGACTGGCGCTGGCTTCGGCGCAACATAATTTGCATCGTGGAAGTTATTGAACACCTCTTGATAACCACCTGACCAGTCACTTGAACGTAGTCGGTCCTGATTGTCACATAGGATTTCAGTTTTCTCAAGTTCAGACCAAGGGTTCCAGGGATGATGTACAGTGACATATCCATTGTAGTAGGTGCCATCCCAATTGCCGTTGACTACCCAAAAGTCAAAGTGAGTGGGACTATACTCTTGCCCGACGTTGACAAGCAAACTTGGCTTGTCTTTTGTACCTAACATTAATCTCATAACCACCTCAATGTAAACATCATTGCATCTTCCTGACGCTTGAATGCAAAGTAAGAACCAACGTTACGCCAGTTACCACTTTTCAATGTCTTGTAACACCATCGCTCAGGTAACTGAGATTCACTAATCTTAATGTGATAGGGCCAATACTTTTTATTCAATACTCTCATTATATGTTCCTCATTTCTACGAATGACATTGGAATAATCTATCATGCTTGGGTACATGCTACTAACGTCATAATCCATCGTTGTCACATCCTTAACAAAAACATCATGTAGTCTTTTTCATCTTTGAACACAATGTAATTTTTGTCTTTGCGCCAACTAAACTCTTGGTCACCGTTATACTCTTTTTTGACAAACTCCCAAAAGCTCTTGCTATAGACTCCGGTGTTTTGGCTAATCATTATACGAATGATTCTGTCACTATAATCCTCTGCAAGTACCCTGTGTTTTTTACGAAATACGTTCACGACCACCTCAACTTAAACCACATCAACATCTTGTCATCGGGGAAGTGAACCCAAAGTTCTTTATTGTCCCCGATAGTCCCGATTTTGATAATATCATAGTCACGCTTGAGCCAATCCCAGATACTGCCATCAGATGCTGGATCCATATTGTCCCAATAGTAGTTAGCTATCCGAGGGAAGTATGGACGAATGTCAACACGTACCTTAACACCAGTCATACTTACCTCTTTAAAAGGTCCCAAGCAAGACCATTCCATCGTTCAAATGAAATAACAGTTTCATAGCGCCCAATGCGAAACACAATTTCCCACAATTCGCTGTCAGTGTCTTCATACACAACACGAACACGATTGCCATAAAGTGAACGACAATAATCCACAACATGTTCAGCATCGTTAGTGACACTCATGCCACCAAGTTGATTTGACATGTCCTTTAAGTATACAATGTCGTGGTCAATATCTCGGTTGGTGATAGCAACTTTTGCTTTCATTTCCAACCTCTGTTGGGATCAAGTTCATCTTGTGTCCAACCACCGCCACCCATGCGGTCTGGGTTAGTGATCCAACTGTCATCACTTGCTTGCTGTTCAAGCTGACGAACACGACCATTGGCTTCTTTCAGGTCTTCTTTCAATTCGTCATAGTCAAACACACACTGTTCCACATCAGTGAGGATTTTGGTGAGTTCGTCAATGTTAATTTCTAACCATTGTTTGATAATGTAATATCCCTCTTTGCCATTATCGTTAAGACCATCTAGCATTGCCTGCTTGCCGGCGATTGTGTTACGCAGATTTTCTGCTACGGTTTGGATGTTCATTGTAAGCCCTTTCCATTGAGTAGTTGGTCATGAATGACGATGCCTTGTGCCTTAGACTTGAGTGCCTTGCGAAGGTAGCGGTTCTGTTCTTCTGTCGTTTCGGCCCAGTATGCGAAACCTTTGAGACAATCATAACGGTCGTAGTACCAAGTCAGCTTAGCCATTGCGGCGCCTAGTCTGTACCATGGATTATCAAAATCGTTCATTACTTAACTCCGAATGTGTTCAATGCTGGTTGCAATGTGTTAATCAATTCTGTCTCACGTGCGTGTGCGGGACGCTTGCCACGCACAACTTCAACAACGCCGAATACAAAACGCTCGGCACCATTTTGACGCAATGCACGAGACAAGCCCCAATCTTTGTTCTCAGCGAGGGCACGTTGCATGTGCTTTTGCATACGGCGATTCAATGTCTTACGCAAGTTACCTGCAAAGCAAACAGCAGTCAAACCAATGTAGTACTCAAGTGTTACTTTATCTTGGATAAAGTAAATGACTTGATTGCGGTCTGTTCTACGTTTACGTGTGATTTTCGAGTTCATGTAAGTATTATACAACCAAAACCATTTATTGTCAACCGTACGTTTGTAGTACTTTAGTAACATATTCGTCACTACTATCACCCAAGTCCTTTTCTTCAGTGAAAAGTACTACATCTCCGAACTTTGCTAACTTACGACCCGCGGCATCATTGTCACAAACGGCTACTACTTTTCTATTAAGACAAGTAAGCCAGTTACGCAAGTCGGGACTAGGGTTGTTAGACAGTACCGCTAACGCACTAAATCCACGCTGAGTGAGTCGGGCCGCATCGAACAGACCCTCACACACAAACACAACGTGGGGGCTTAAATCCAGGCTTTCAACGCCCCAAACCGCTAGTGTAGGAGTCTTTCTGTATGTGAAATACTTGCCTAGCTTGGGATTGTTGTTGGGCTTTTTGTCACCTTCAGGGCGATACTGTTGATAACCAACCAGTTGACCACTGAGATTGTATAAGTAAAAAGTAGCAACTCGCTCAACTTCATCGACCATTGGACGATGTAAGTCTACGTCAAGGTGACGACTTTTGAGGTGCTCTAATACTGTGTTCATGCCTCAATTATAAACCCAAACTGATTATTAGTCAAGTTTGGGTTGTAGTAGTTTAGTTTACTTTGCGGTAATCTGCACGATAGTAGCAGTCAGGGTCACCTGGGTCTTTGTTGTACTCTGCGACAAAAGCCTTTGCTTCGTCTTCATTGTCAAAGAACTTAGTTCCCATATCACGTTGACCGTAGCCTCGTTCGTATTCAGTCATAGAAACTTTATACAGACCATTTACTTTAACTTCTGCCATTTGCTACTCCTTCTATCTAGTGAAGTTTCAGTATATAGCAAGTTGGATTATTTGTCAAGTTTTATTATGTAATTGTAACGCTTGTGCAAACACTGAATCTTGCTTCAACCTCACATCTACTTCCCAGGGCAAGTTCATGTATTCTTCATACGTGAAATTCTCAGGGGTTACGTCAGTGTACTTTACCCCATGCCAGCTACATATACCATGTCTATCAATTTTAAGATATCCCTTAAATTTTTGATGCACGTGAATCAATTCATGCGTCAAAATCTTTGGAACATCTTGCAAAGGTAAGTGTAGATTGATTGCTAGTCTATTCATCCTCACTCTATCAATACCACCATGCACATTCTTATCCATATGTTGTAGACATACTTCGATAGTTTCGGGAAGTTCTATCACTTGTGCTACAAGTTTGGTAAAAGAGGATATGATTACCTCATAGTCCTCTTGTCTCGGGGTTTTGTTGTAAAAGATTTGTACGTTCATTTACGAATGTATTCGTAATTAACAGTATCAGTGTTTTCACGAAATACGCAAGCACCGTTCTTCATGTGAAAACGTCTTGCTAGTTCAGTCTTTGGGCTTAGTGTAACAAAACGATTGACTGTAGGGTGTAATTGTGTGATTTCTTCCACTGCTCTTGTTAACAACTCTCTGCCAGCGCCGGGCTTGTAACTCCAGATAGTGTAGAACACTGCTGTTGTAGGCACTTCTGTGACTTTTTCTAAGTCTTGGACTGACTCAGGAACAAAGTCATGGAAACTAACGCACACCATTGCTGATGGTTTGTCTTCTTGTGCTAGTGCTACTACTGTTCTTCCGTTACTTACGCGGAACTCAGTAGGGATATCAGGACGAACGGGGTCGTCTTTGATGAATTGTAATAATTGGTGTGTGGGATTGGTGATGATTGTCAACATGGCTCGCTACTTTAAAAATGTATTTATGCCAGGCTGCAAAAAAGTCGTATATTATGCGTTGTAGATTTTCTTCAAACTCTGTTCAACAATACGCTGGCGTTCTTGTTTTGTCTTAGCACCTAACACAGTTATATTATACAGCTTATCGTTAGACATTACAAGCATTGTGATACAAAAACCGGCTGCTCTGGTAAAACCTGTTTTGATTGTAACGATACCTTCACGACCAAAGAAGTTACTCGTTGGATGTGCTGTAATCTTACGCTCACCTTCACGTGTAACCTTCTGTCTGTTCTTATATTTCTTAACAGTCTTTACACCTTCAGCGTTTGCATTGACTTCTTTCTGAGTCCTTGCGGCAGATTGTACTTGCTTGAACTCACTAACTGCTTTAGTCAATGCAACGATGTCCGTGATACTTGAATAGTTCATGGGGCTTAGACCAGTTGGCTCGACAAAGCCAGTATGAAACATCTTTAGTTCATCAGCATGTTTGTTCATTTGATAGACAAAGTAGTTCATGCCACCTGGATAGTTCTCTCCTAAAGTAATCGCGGCAATGTTGTCGCTGGACACTAGAGCAAGGTCAATTAGTTCTCTACGTGTTAAGCGCATTCCTTTTTGTAACTTGGTATTAGGGGTACGTTGACTACGTACAGTGAGTTTTTCATCCAAGTCTTGGTCTGCTTTTAATACAGTATAGATAGTCATTAGTTTACTGATACTAGCAATGCTTTTCTCAGTGTCGGCTAAAGAACCGGTAATGACTTGATTATTAGTTACGTTGTAGACTACTGTTTCAGTCTTAGCAAAAGCCAAGAAAGGTAGTAGCGTCAACAATAGAATAATTTTACGCATCAGATATTTATTATATCTGAAACCAGCGTCATTGTACAGAAGTATGGAAGTATAGCCAAAAAAATAGACCCCGAAGGGTCTAAAAGTTCTATTATACTCGCTTAACCATATCGTTCAATCGGTCAATCTCGTTCGCAGCTTCATCTAGTAAGTCAGCAATGCGGTCGGGCTTGCCTTCTTCTACTGACTTACGACCTTGAATCTGTCGTCTAATCTCTGCCCTCTTGCGAAGGCGAAAGACTAGACTTTGTTCAGAGACAGGCAAATGACTTTCATCAATCATACTGTCTCCATGTAGTTACGCACCCAAGCTAAACGAGCTTGCTCATCCATAGCTGTATACTCAACAATGTTTGCACGAATAGCGTCTACCAGTGGGTAGTACTCTTCGTCCAAGTTCTTCTTGATATCAGCTTGCATGTTTACTAACTTGTCAGTGCGAGGGTTACGTGCTACCCACTTGCTAGTCAAGTAGTACGGACTCTTGATTTTAGCACTACGACCGTCTTCTGTGTAGAATACGAAACCTTCGTGCTTACATTCTTTAGCCAATACTTTCAACTCTGCCATAGTAGCTACGATTGAGATTGGTAAATGACACTTCAACAAACTTGACATTTCTGCCAGTGTTAGATAGTCATAGCCAACCTTAGAGTCCCAAGTCTTTTCACGATAACCTAAGATATACATGCCTGGCTTTTCAACGATGATGTGTGGGTCACTTGGATGCACACATTCAAACATGAAAGTTAGGTCTTGACATTCACGATTACCCAAAGCCATTTCCCAGTCACAGAAAGGCATGTGTGTTTCCATCATTTCCTTTGCGTACTCTACATAATCGTTTTCAGTAGAACCAGTAGTTGAAATTAACAACTTACCACGATGGCATGTTAGTGCCACCATGAAACCGTTTACCTTGCGATAACTAGTTACTTGGGTGTCGTCTGACAATACAGGAGCCTTTGATTCGATACCGTAGTTGTAAATCTTAGTGAATGGACGTGAAACGATGTTGAACTCTGCGTCCACGATAGTACCACGACATTCTTCTAAGTAGTCATTCCACAAGTTGTCAAAGAAAACTGCCTTCTTGTACTTCAACACAAAGAAACCGTCGCCAGCACTACGCATTGAAACCAACTTTGAGTTTTCTTCTACAAACTTCTTTAACTCTTCCTTAAACATACAATATTTCCTTGAAGCCTTCATCTAGTGTCGGCATTTGAAAACCACGAATCATTTGAACCATCACGTGTGATGGAATATTCTTACCCGGACGTGATGCCAATCGTTCTTTCAACACAACCAATTCAGGTGTCTTGAACACAACAGCAACATGGT